GAAAAACAACTTATGAATTATTTTGAGAAGGAAATGTTATCAATATAGGAGCATAAGATGGCCGTAGTATTACAAACATTAGTCGATAGCGACTTTGAACACGTTGTTAAAATAACAACTAGTGGAACTACAAGTGCTGGTAGTATTGCAGATGCATCAGAGTTAGCTGGTGCAGCAACCGATCCAAGGATGAGTATTAGCGGTATCAAATGGTCAGTAGCTGCAACAACTCAAATTTTATGGGATGCAACATCAAATGTTGTATGTTTTACATGTAATGGTAGTGGTTCATACGGATATAGTGATGGCGCGCCATCACTTGCAAATAATGGTGGTTCTGGTGTAACTGGTGATGTTCTTGCTACACATGGTACATCAGTAGGAACAATCATTGTAAGGTTCAGAAAAGTATCTGGTTTTGATAACATAACATAAGGGAAATGAGATGGACACAGTAAAATTATTCTCAGAGGCTGTAGAAGAAGTAGAATATATTACCGAAGAAAAAGAAGATGGTAATAAAAACTACAAGATAAAAGGTATCTTCATGCAAGCCGATATTAAGAATAGAAATGGGCGTGTATATCCTATGGAAGTTCTTTCTAATGAGGTAGCAAAGTATAACAAGAATTTTATCAAAGAAAATCGTGCATTTGGTGAACTTGGACATCCAGACGGCCCAACTGTTAATCTGGAAAGAGTTTCCCATATGATTACTTCATTAACACCTGATGGAAAGAATTTTATTGGTGAAGCAAAAATCATGTCAACTCCAATGGGTGAGATTGTAAAAAATCTCATGGATGAAGGAGCAAAACTTGGTGTTTCATCAAGAGGTATGGGAAGTTTAAATCAAAAAAACGGTGCAAATTATGTACGTGATGATTTTTATCTTGCCACGGCAGCAGACATTGTTGCTGATCCTTCCGCACCAAACGCCTTTGTAGAAGGTATTATGGAAGGAAAAGAGTGGGTTTGGAACAATGGCGCACTTATAGAGGCTGAACTTGTTGAATTACAACAAAAATTCGACGTTAAAGAGCATCAAAGGGACGGAAAAGCAGAAGCTTTAGAGTTTGCAAAGTTCCTCAAAAGATTATAATTTATAAATATATCTAACAGCAAAAGTTAAGGAGACACCCTATGTCAGAATTAGAAAAAACAATTGAAGAACTTGAAAAAGAAGTTCTAGCTGAGCTGGAAGAGGCGGAAGATCCCACTAAGAAGGGTGCTGCTCCTGCTGCAAAAGCTGAGAAAATAGATACTGCCACGCCAGGCGGTGAAGTAGAAGATGGCGGAGCCGCTGTCGTTTCACCAGACCAAGGCGATTCGCCTGCNAAGAAACTTGTTGCGAAAGCAAAAGAAATTTCTGGTGACAAGACTAAAAAATCTGCTGGAAAATCAGACGCACCAGAGAAACTAGCTGCTGGTGATGAAATCGAGCATGATGGTGAAGAACTTGTGGAAAGAGAAGAAGAGATTACCGAAAAAGAGGAAATTATGGAAGCTCCAAAAACAAAGAAAGCAATGATTCAAGCAATGGTTGACAAAATGGAAACCATGAAAGCTGGATACATGAAATCCAACTATGATTCAATTATGTCAGCTATGGATGTTGGAGAAGCAGAAGAGCCTACAGAAGAAGAGAAAGAAAAAGCAGAAGCAGTTGAAGCTCGCATAAAAGACATTGACGTAAAAGAAGATGTTCGTGCTTTGATGAGTGCTGATGACAGTCTTTCAGAAGATTTTAAAATTAAAGCTGCAACCATTTTTGAGGCCGCAGTTAAATCAAAAGTACGTTCAGAGATTGAGCGTATTCACGAAGAAGTTCAAACTGAGAAAGAAGGAGAAATTGATTCTTTCAAAGATGAACTTGCAGAAAAAGTTGATACTTATCTCAACTACGTTGTAGAAGAATGGACGAAAGAAAACGAGTTAGCAATTGAACGAGGACTTAAAGGTGAAATTGCAGAGGACTTTATTTCTGGACTGAAACAGTTGTTTGAAGATCACTATATTGATGTGCCTGATGAGAAATATGATGTACTCGAAGCACAATCTGAAAAGATTTCCGAATTAGAAGATAAACTAAATGAGTCAATTGAGAAAACAGTTGAACTTACTAAAGTTAGTTCTAATCTAGTTCGTGAACAGGTTATATCNGAAGTTTCTGAAGATTTAGCCGATACCGAAATTGAAAAGTTTAAGTCTCTTACGGAAGATGTTGANTTTACCGANGAAGAAAGTTTTCGCGTTAAACTCAACACGTTAAAGGATAGTTATTTCCCTAAAACTGTAGTAGAACAAACATTTGATGATGAAGATGGTAGCACCGCACAGGACGTTGATACGACAGATGCAATGAGCGCGTACTTGTCGGCAATCAGTCGTAATCAAAAGGCGAGTGCATAAAACATTATATTAACAGATGTAATTAAAAAGGAGAAACAAATGTTTCAAACAGAACATCTACAAGAAAAGTGGCAGCCAGTCCTAGAACACCCTGATCTTCCTAAGATTGAGGATTCTTATAAGCGGGCAGTTACTACTCTCATCCTAGAGAACCAAGAGAAAGCACTAAAAGAAGATCGTGGGTTTCTCGCAGAAGTCGCCCCTGTTAATAGCATGGGTGGTGGACAAATGGATACATGGGATCCAATTCTAATTTCCCTAGTACGCCGTGCAATGCCAAACCTTATTGCTTATGATGTTTGTGGTGTGCAACCAATGACAGGCCCAACAGGACTGATCTTTGCAATGCGTTCTTCATTCCTATCACAAGATGGTGCTGAAGCACTTGTTGATGAAGCAATGCCTGGTAAACAGGGCGCATCTAACCAAAACTCTGCTGGTGATATCGGTGGTGGTGATGTTGGTGCAACTGAAACTAACCCTGCTGTTCTTAATGACAGCCCATCTGCTGGTACTTACACAAGTGCAACAGGTATGACAACTGCTCAGGGTGAAGCTTTAGGTGACAGTTCAGACAATGCTTTTGCTCAAATGGCGTTCTCAATCGAGAAATCAACGGTTACTGCTGTAACTCGCGCATTAAAAGCAGAGTATACAATGGAACTCGCACAAGACCTTAAAGCACTTCATGGTTTAGACGCAGAAACGGAACTTTCCAATATACTAAGTTCTGAAATTCTTGCTGAAATTAACCGCGAAGTTATTCGTTCCCTGTATGTAACTGCTGTTGCTGGTGCTCAGGTAAATACGACTACTGCTGGTATATTTGACCTTGATACAGACTCAAACGGACGTTGGAGTGTTGAAAAGTTCAAAGGTTTAATGTTTGCTGTAGAACGTGATGCCAATGCTATNGGACAACAGACACGTAGAGGTAAAGGTAACACCATCATCTGTTCAGCTGATGTTGCATCTGCACTTCAGATGGCTGGTGTTCTGGATTATACTCCAGCACTTTCTAATAATCTTAATGTTGATGACACAACGACAACATTTTGCTGGTACAATGAACGGACGTTATAAAGTGTATGTAGACCCATATGCTGCTAATGTTGCTGCTTCTCAGTACTACGTTGTTGGTTATAAGGGTACTTCCCCTTATGATGCTGGTTTCTTCTACTGCCCATANGTTCCATTACAAATGGTTCGTGCAGTTGGTGAGAATAGTTTCCAGCCTAAGATTGGTTTCAAGNCTCGTTACGGACTTGCTGCTAACCCATTNGCTGCCTCTGGTGCAGTTGCTGCTGGTGANNCAGTTAATACGGACGCTTCTCTTGATGCAAATACCAATGCTTGGTATCGTCGCGTTAAAGTTACAAACTTAATGTAAAGTTAATAATAATAAAATTAAGTTAAAACTTAGGGAGAGCTTTTGCTCTCCCTTTTTTTATGTGAGTTAAAGTGTCACATTTTTGTTACCGTTTTGTTAAAATTCAAAAGTCCTTCATAAATAATTGTATAACATATTTTAAAAGGAAATCATATGAAAACAAAATTTATAATTACAATATTTCTATCTTTTTTACTCTCAACATTTGCTCATGCTAGAGATCAAATTAGGATTGTTGGTTCTTCAACAGTATATCCTTTCACCACAGTAGTAGGTGAAGCTTTTGGTAAAAGTACTGACTTTAAAACTCCTGTTATTGAATCTACTGGTACAGGTGGTGGTTTTAAATTATTTTGTAAAGGAATAGGATCAAAATATCCAGATTTTAATAATGCAAGTCGCGCAATTAAAAAATCTGAAATTGAAAAATGTAAAAATAATGGTATTACTATAATAGAAATTAAAATTGGATACGATGGTATTGTTTTTGCAAATAGTAAGTCCACTTCTCAAGTCAAATTTACACGTAAAGAAATATATCTTGCTCTTGCAAAAGTTATTTTAATAAACGGTAAACTTGTAAAAAATCCTCATAAAAAATGGAGTGACATAAATTCCTTTTTACCAAACACAAAAATTGAAGTACTTGGCCCGCCTCCTACTTCTGGTACAAGAGATGCTTTTGTAGAGTTGGTTATGGAAAGTGGTGCAAAAACTTTTCCAGAACTAAAATCTTTACGAAAAACAAGATAAGAAAAAGTTTAAAAGCAATCTCACATGGTATTCGTGAAGATGGTGCTTATATAGAAGCTGGTGAAAATGATAATCTGATTATACAAAAAATTGGTGCAAATCCAAATGCGTTTGGTATTTTTGGTTTTAGTTTTTTGGATAGTAACATGGATAAAATTCAAGGTTCTATTATCGAAGGAGTTGAACCGAATTTTGAAACCATTGCAGATGGTTCATACAAAGTATCAAGACCACTTTTTATGTATGCAAAAAATGAGCATATAAAAAGTGTTCATGGTATGAAACAGTTTATTCAATTTTATACATCAAATATAATGATGGGGAATGAAGGAGTTCTTGCAGATAAAGGTTTAATTCCTCTTCCTATTCGTGAATACAAAGNTTTAATTGCAAAACTTAACTAATGAAATGT